TGTCCGACGGGACGAAGTTCGATGTATCCGAGCAAGAAACCGAGAAACTTAAACGTCTCCAGCGCCATCTGGCCCTGAAGCACGATAAGGACTCCAAGCGACGGAACCATCTGCTTCGCCTCGTGCGGCGTGAATATCAGCACATATCCAATGTGCGGGATGACAAGGCCAACAATATCGTCCACTGGCTCTATGCCAATTATGATTTTGTCTATTTCCAGGATGAGCAGATTGCTTCATGGCAAAGATGCAGACGCCGCGGCTATGGCCGCGCCGTCCAGCATTCCTGCCTCGGAAGAATCAAACAGAAACTCATCCAGAAAGAAGGCTTTGCATCATTTAAACTCTCAAAATGGGAACCCACGACCAGGCTATGCACCGCCTGCGGCTCCCTCCTCAATATGCCGCCCAGCAAGCGCATCTTCGCCTGTGACTGCGGCATCACGGAGGACAGGGACATTCACGCCGCAAAGAACATTCTATTGATTGGCTCGTCACACAGAGCTGAGCGGGCGGAACGCCCCTCCGTCGAGAATCCCCTGTCCGTCCCCTGCTTGCAGGGAACACCCATAGCTGATCCGTTGAAACGAAAAGAAGCCCACTCCCTGTAGGGTGAGGGTAGTTCACCTATATGAAGAACTTCATGGAATATAATTTTGATTCCCTTATCAAGGATATAACTGACTATGGCCTGGATTATCAGTCCAAGATGATAACGCAGTTCGGATTTAGCCGGTATACTTCTATGGCTGATCTTAAATCGCCGGTGTTCAGTGAGATCGATGTGATAAAGGGTAAGAAAGTCATACCTGAAATCAAATTGGGCCTTACGATAAACAGTCTTCCGGAAGGGGTAAAACAGCTGTGCCTTACTTTTCTCAGCGAATATAGTCCTCGCCGGAATAAGTTTTCCGGAAACATATTAATATATAGGGCAGGCCTGGCATCGGTATTTTCATCGCTTGGCATAACTGGCGGAACTAGATTGTCTCTTATGGAAAAAACCCGTTGCTGGATCAACGTTTCTGCGGAATTGTCGGAATATCTTCCGGATATAATATGGAAGATATATACGGATGTGATGGCGTTACCCGGAAGGGTAGCCTATGATATGTTCGGTGATAAACCAACGGAAATGACATCTGATCTACCGGATTTGACATTTCCTGAATTAGATTCGCTTTGATCATCATATTTTCGGTGATCCTTCTATGGCTGAATTCATCTCTCCGGACTAAAGTCAGGGAGTTTTCTTCCGCAAGTCTTATATAAACTATATTCGATTGAATATATGGTGCGTGATGTCCTGTGATTCTATAAAAATATCGAATCCATTCATAATATATGGAAAGAATTATACCGGGCAGGTCATATCCACCATTGTGACGGTAGATGGATCTACTGTAGAGCTGGATTCATCGGTAGCAGGAAGCGAGTTGTTTTCCATAAGTTATCTTTCTGATGCTGATTGCTATGTCATTAAGCTTAATAAATGCGCATTGATAAATGCTTCTCTTTGTGGATGTCCATCAAATAATCTTTATCTGATCGTCAAGGACGCTTCCGGAAATGAGACGAAATGCGTTGAGCCAATATATACAGTAATTCCGGGATATTTGAAGAATGCTGTTTCCCAGGCTGGCACGTTCGGCAGTTCTGCAAATATGACGCTTAATTTTAATATGCTTCCTATCATGGATTCATCTGGAAATACGCCATGCGAAGTCGGATATGATGCGGACACCGCAACGTTGGATTCGGGAAGCTTTCATGTCATGATACAGAGCGATTCGGAGAAAACTTCGGCAGAAGGGTCATCATTCGATACCAGATTCTGCCAGATGATGTTAAACAGCATAAAACTGCTCCCTAAATATTCCGCGGATGAAATGTTTTCCGTGGGGGACGAGCTGACGCTGAAATTTAAAACTGGCGTGGATTCATATGGAAATGATGTGTATATATCAGTAAGTAAGACCATTGCTGCCGGATATACGTCATCTATTCCCATAAAGGTTATCCATGTACAGAAAGATAATACGCTCACTCTTAATGCGCCGGTGAATTTATCAGGAACTCCGCTTACTATCGATAGATGTAATAATGAATTCATTGTGGAGGTTAATAGGACGAGGTGCACGGAAGTTATTCCATATGGATCATCCGATTCATACGCATCTTCTCCTACCTATAAGGTATCAGGAAACCAGATAACGATAACTCCATATGCCGGAGTATATCCTTTGGATGCATCAGGAAATGAAATCTGTGGAACAAGCCATCTTGTGATAAGCGGGCATGGGTGCGATGGCGCTGACACGGAGCACGGACCGAATTTCAGCATAAGTTTTCCTATAATACGATATGTATATGACGGGTCATATGTTGATGGAAAATATACCAGCGGGACGCAATGTATATATTCAACCCCCTTAACGCTTAATTATGACACGACGGATTCCACCGGAAATTACGATTCTAACGGCATATACGGTGCCGACATGTATGTCAAGCTGAAATCATCGGATAGTTGTTGCAATATGCGGTATATATCGGTGATCACAAAATATAATGAAAACCTGGACTACCGGCATGGCCTTATGACGCTTAATGGAATATCGTTGCTGGACGGCGATATAGTATGGCTTGCTTCTCAATATAGTAAGACTTCGGATGATGGCGGAGATGTTGCTGATGAGAATGGGTTGTGGACTGTGCGGGCTAATGCTGACTGGGAATACCGTTCAGAAGTTACTGCGGACACCTTCATAGATTTAGGGGCCAGGGTTACCGATACGGTTTCTCTTATGGTGGATGATACGGTTGGAAGGAAATACGGTAATTATTGGTACGGATCTACTTATCTTAAAAGCGGGATGGTAATAAATCTTCAGAATCAAGGAGATGGCACGAAGAATGGATTATACCGGGTAGAATGCGGAGACTGGGAATATCTTGGTGAATCCGGACCATATAGCGGGGCATCAATAGATTCATCAAGAAGCATCGTCACTTACAATGATATAGATTTCTGTACCTGCGGTATATATCATATATGGTATTATTATCTTAATGAATCATGCACGCTTAATCGCGCTTCACGTACTGTAAAAATAGTGGGAAAATGTGGAGCACGGGATGGCAGTCTAGTTCCGGGAAAACAGATAAAAATAACTGATTATTATATAAAGACTGAGGTCGATTCCGAGCTTATGCCGGGAAAAATTGGAAATTCCCTAATGGATAGCTGTGTAAAAGTAACAGATACATTTGATTCCCAGTATAGATTTGATATAGAGGATATATCGGAAAAATGCACTTCCGGACTGGTGTTTCCTGATTGCAGCGAGGGAACTGTATGTGATCATACATACAAGGCATTCGCAAATTCTGAGGATAGCAAATATTCCAGTTCTGATTATTCTGGGTTTAGCCTTGTTTTCTGGAAAGCAGAAATGGATGAATCGGGGATAGTGGGAAGCTGGACCATGTATGGTTTGGTTGCAGATTTATCAAAAGCTAAAAAAACATATACCGCATATAGGCTTCGCCAGATCGGATATGCAAATACTGATATGGTGGATGTGACCGACTGGTTCACCGCATCTTCCGAAATTGCAGTGTCATTATATTCGGTAAGCGTATCCGCCAAATATGTGACCTTTATATATCCGGAATCTCCCGTGCTTGATTCAATATCAATCGGGGATTCCATAAATATTTCCGACGAGAAGACTATTTCAACTGTTCTTACTGGAAAAGTTGAACGCATTACTATAGATTCATCCGGGAAAATGATAACGGTGGCTGTGGATATTCCCGGCGATTTTGATTATTCAGGGGCAAAGGCATTGCTTTATAAACACGATTTCATCGTGGATGGAATGATAATAAGTGATCCATCATGGGTATTTTCCGGAAGCGATACATATATGATAAAGGTTGATCAGACAACTGCTCTAACCGGAACAATGAAGGCCGGAGCAATTCCGGAATCATCTGAATATGGCAAATACTATGCATATTCTGATTCAGACTGGATAATCCCTATTCCAATGATAGTCGATGCATTAGGAAACGTCACTTTCCAGCATATGGCATTGTCATCAGCATCGGAAAAATTAGCTTATGTAAAAGTTACTGTAGGAAATGACCTTAAGTGGGATAATATTTCCGAAAGCTGGAATGTAAAGTCAAATACAACGTCAATATATATACCGTTATCATATGATTTTAGATTTTATTCCACCGCCATTTCGGTGGATGAGTTCGCCGATATATATAATTCATCTACTAACCAATGCGTATATCCCATGGATGGCGAATTCGTCATCGCCGATGATGATTATCCGTCTATCACCGAATATACTGTTCAGGCATTGACTCAAGACGGGCATGTATATGTCGTTTCGGATGATTCTGAGGTAACCGATGATACCGGGGTGTCAAATCCGGTGTCTGGAACGGATTATTATGAAGGCGTGGCATCAGATGCATATTTAAGCGAATCATACCAGTGAATCATCCCTGTAATACATAGGATTACTTTGCTTAAAAGCTGATAAAATTAAACAATCCTCTTGCCGTTTTTAATTTTAATATCTATATTCTAATCGTTGACCGATAATACCATGAAAATGGAAAGGAACCCGATGAACGATATTAGACTTAAAAATGTTGATGGCAGCCAGATAGGAGTAATTCCTTATTCTGATGCACTTGCCATATCTAAAGAACGCGATCTTGACCTTATTGAGGTAAATTCTTCCTCTTGCCCGCCTATATATAAATTAGGCGATCGTAAAAAGGAAGAGTACCTTAAGAAGAAAGCTAGGAAGGATCTTGATAAGAAAAACCGTGAAAACGCCAGGCGCACTGAAGAAAAGACAATAACCTTCGGGCCTACCATAAGCGACAATGATTTTAACATCAAAATGGCAAAGGCTTCTGAATTCATCGACGATGGGCATCCGGTAAAAATAATTGTCCAGTTCAGAGGACGCGAAGTGTCTCACAAGGATGTCGCCATTCCTCGTATGTCTAAGATGATTTCTGAAAAAATGAATGCCGTTAATGCAGTCATCCGGCAGGATCCTGTGTTTACTGGAAGAGACTGGATTGCCCAGTACGTTAAACAAAAAGAAACCCAAGAAAAGGAAGGTAACCATGAATAAAGAACAGCCCACTACAACCACCGAAAGCACTGCAATTTCCGCAGCAGCTAAGGATAAGATCAACCTCATCATCAATGGGATCAAGATACTTGCCGTTGTTGCGGTGATCGCGTTTTCCATTAAGAAACTGATTAAACGATTCGAACGGTGATATTAATATATTGCCCGGAGTGCTGGATTTCATTGCATATCTGTATGAATCCGCATATTCCGGGCAATTTCATTTTTGGAGAATGATATGTGTGATAACATTGCGCCCACGTCAGAATCATCTGATAATCAGAATAATTCCTCCTCGTGTTCCATAGATAAAATAAAGGACATTGTTAAATATTTACCCTCCATTATTGTGGATGGAAACCGGATTAAACCCAGGACGGTTGAAAAATTAAAGTACGTCGGAAATCGCTTATATGAAGTGATGAAAACCGATGATATTTCAATCCGTTTACTTGATCTTGCGTGTAGTAACGCAACGCGTGCAATGCTTAGGAATAACATTTTTTATCATTCCATAGATGCTATCAGGAGCGTAATTCTAACTAAATCATTTGCATATGATGTGCTTAATCATATCGGGTATGTACCTGCTGGCGGATTTTTAAATGAACTTAATTGGATTTATAAGGAATACCCTTCGATTGAAATACGCAAAGAATCATTTAAAGAGTCCAGGAGATGGAGTGGATTTGATATGTTTATTATGCATGAAGTGTATAATATAAATAAATCAGGAAATCCATATAAATTATCGGATGACTCTGAACTATCAGTGATAGAGACTAACATATGTTTCGCTGATGATTTTTTTTCTAATGTAAAGCTATGTGATGCTAACGGAAATATTATTGACAATGATAAATGTGTAGATAATAATAAAGAGAATAAAGAGAATACACCTAAGCACCATACATTACCTTATGCGCTGGTAAAATTAACCCATTGGGATATTAAAGGAGTATCGACGACTGAATATGGACTAGTGATATATAAGGAGGATGATTATACTCTTTCGTGGAGGGTTTATGCAAATACGGGTAAATTGTGTAACATTATCGGATGTTCAATTGTACGGGCAGTTATATGTAAACCCGGTAATGCATTAGAATTACGGGTTATTGGCTTTCTATCCCGTGATGTAATGGTGACAATTATAGGGTTGTCTAGCATATGCATCAGGAATGACCCACCGGTTAACTTTAATAAAGATGTCGGCGGGAATATAATAAAGGGTGTTGATTATATATTTAAAAACGGCGGGCATAGAGGATATGCATTTATCGGACGTCCGGGTTCAGGTAAAACATCTATGATGCGGATGATTATTCAGCATTTCACTGACATACCAACCATTACATTAAATAATAATATCCAGTTATCTAAATATAATATGTACGATATTGGTGATGCCATTTGTGCAGCAGGTAAATGCATACTATATATAGATGACATTGATGGATATGACTTGCAGACTAAAAACGATAATGTGTCTGCTTTAATAGAATTATTCGAATATCTTAATCTGAGGGAGGCAAACTATGTGTTTCTTTGCACGGCAAATAATGCGCGGAGCATTAATACATCATTGATCGGGAGAGCAGATCGAATAGACGAAGTCATTGAATTTTCGGGGCTTCCGATAAATGAAATAAAAAAAGCACTGGAAAACAAGTTAGGAATTGCATGCATTAAAGAAGAATGCAATCAGGGAATAACGGACTTTTATGAGATGGGTGTAACATATGCTGACATCAATAATATCTCCAAACTTGTTGAAATGTATTATGATGGCGAATTGAATAAAGAATCGATTGGGTTTGCCATTTCACGAATTACATCAACGAGAAAAATTGCAATGCTGGAAGATACGGTATGATATGTCACCATCCGCCAATAAGATCGTCGCATGTCTGATATGCCGGTGATTCCGTTATATCAGCGCATTTCGGTACTTCAGGCGGTCTGAAAAGCACATCCTTTTTAAGCTTATCGACGATAGCGTTTGTAGCAAATGGATATTCAGCCGCGGTAGTTGATTTCGCAGCATTTGCGCCTGTTTCTAACTCAACCTTTTCATATGTAGTCTTACCTAGAAGATTATTGATAAAATTCTCCTGCTCGGGTTTCTGAGCTACATCATCAGATACTTTCTGACCTGAATCAGTCGCAGTATCTACGAATATTTTCCACCAGTATTTTCTCTGCTTATATTCATACAAAGGCTGTTCATCCGATATCTTTGTTACCTGATACAAGATATTGTTGAATTCAAATTTAACAAAATCACCCGGTTTTGGAAAAATTTGCTGAGCCGTATATCCATAATATCGGAAGTCTTCGTATCCACGCTGCCACCATATTGGATTATGTTCGGTCACCGCGCATTTTGGCTTTATGCCATGCTCGCGTAATGACTGATAATTGGACTCTAAAAAATATGTCATCAGGAACTGTAGTTCCATTTTTCCATCGAAAGTGACGCCGAACCGGTCATACAGTTCTTTCTGAGGAGTGAATTCTATTATGGTCTGAAAGTCAAATTCGCGATCAACGACACGTAGGTTATCTTCATGGAACAATGAATCGCCATCTACATCCATGGTTACCGTGTAATATTTTATGAACGCTCCCTGCCTTTTTACAAAATCCGCGCTCATCCGGTCATACCGTTCTTGGTCTAGAAACGCATTATGCCGGCGATAATGATACCTTACTCCAAGGTTACGGTCCCGAGACATAACAGGATTGTTTATCTGCATTTTTTCCGACCGCTCAACATATGATCCTATACGATCATTCCATAAATGTTCGGATATATGGGTAAGGACCGAAAAGTTCTTGCGTTCCTCGTTGATGGACCGGCAGCTCGCCTTTACTGGTATTATGAATCCATTTATTTTCATACATCTAGTTTATATGAACTACCATCGCCCTAAAGGGAGTGGGCTTCTTTTCGTTTCAACGGATCAGCTATGGAAGTTCCCTGCAAGCAGGGGACGGACAGGTGATTCTCGACGGAGCGGACATAGCCGCGGCGTCTGCATCTTTGCCATGAAGCGAGCTGCTCATCCTGGAAATAGACAAAATCATAATTGGCATAGAGCCAGTGGACGATCTTGTTGGACTTATCCGTCTTGCGCGCGTTTACCTTCAAATCTATCTGCCGGATCACGTCCATATTATATAGTTTATATCCTTGACGTTAATATACATTTTTTATTATACGGCTGTCTATGGCGGAATTCATCTCTCCGGACTAAAGTCCGGGCGGTTTCTTCCGCAAATCGTATATAAACTATTGCAGTATTACCTGGACATTGCATGAATAAGGAATTGTTCTTCGAATCTATAGAAAAAATCGGGCTTACACAAGACCAGCTTAACGCCATACGGAATTTGCATGCCGCCTGTTTTGAGGGGTATGAAAAAAATCTGGTAGTGCCGTCTTCCATCGCAGTAGATCACAACATATATGATTCAATCAAAGGTTCCATAGCTCCAGGAAATTCGCATTCCAATGATAATTATTCATACACTAATCCAATGACACTAGCCAATGACCATAATGCGGTAAGGGATTATGCGAAAGAAGTAAAGGATGATTTCAAACCGGTGTCATATTTTAAAAGACGCCATATGAAAAGTGATGCCAAGACGCGGGAACTGATGAAAATAGCAAATAAACATCTTCCTACAGGGGGTCCTGTGGATGCAGTAGGAACATCGATGATGCCTATGGTCACTGGATTTGCCGCTCCTAACCGTATGAATTACAGTCCGTACACTCAGGGATGTGCTGTCGGAGGATATTCAACATCAAGCGATGGCGGAGGTGGGACGTCAGGCGGAGGATCCCCCTCGTGAAACTGAAATTAATCTTATATAAACTATGTAAGCAATAATGGAGAATATATGGATAAGAAGAAACTGTTTTTGGAAAGTATTTCCAGGCTAAATATCTCTAAAGAAAAGGTGACCGCCGTTCGCAGCCTTTTGGAGGAATGCATGGAATATTCTAACCATGATGAAACCGGGGCGAACTGGAAAGTTCAAATTTGGCCTGGCTCTGGGTATACCCTGGGTGAATTCAATGTGGCAGCATCCAGTGACGAAGAGGCCCTTGAAAAGGTCGCCGCAATTCTTACACGTGATAATCAGAAGGCCTATTATATCACCCAGAAAGAATATGATGGCATGTTTTCTCAGGAACTTGATGCGGATCCTGATTTTGAATCTGATCAATATGTATACGTTGATGGCACGATGGAAGGCGCATCTGAACCAATATACATAAATGCGGAAAATCTACAGGTTAATCCCATAGGTGAAACCGAGTCGGGAAAAATGGAATCGGTTGATTCCGCATCAGAAGTTTCCGATGGCATCAATGATGGAACAGAATCTGATGAATCTCAAAAACCCATTGACGACTCTAATTCTACCGTGGCGGATGAATCCATGACGATTGATCAGATGTGGGATGCGCTGATTGACAAGGGTGTAACTGAACAGACGCTTGATTTGATCACATCCATAAATGGGTATAGCAAAGACACATTGCATGACGTGCTGTTCGCATATACAGGATACCGGGATTTCGAGCAGGCTAATTCAGATAATTAGAACATTGATCAAAATTAAAAACGCGGCGTATGCCGCGTTTTTCATATCGTAGCGACAGAAGAATTTCCATCTCCTAAATCCGTATCAACGGATTTCCAATCCTTTTCCACGAATTCCGGTTCGCCGGACTCCTGTTCAGGAAAAGTAGCTTCATGCAACCCTTCTATGGCAGCCTCCGTGCTTGCCGGAAGTCCAAGTTTCTTTACTTCTGATTCGAACAGTTTACTTTTCAACGACATAGTCACCTCCTATTGTATTGCGCCTAGACGTTTTGCCTCGTCGATATCTTTCTGGTTCATTATGTAATATCCGTTTCGGTTTTCTTCCGTATTAGGTTTAAGCGCCCCGAATCGATATCTGAAAAGATCCAGTTCGTGCGGGGAGGCCTTACCTGTTATTTCAAGCTCATGCTCTGGTGCGAATTCATCGGTGAATTCTTTAAGATCGGCATCATTCTTGAACTTTATGACATCAGTTTTTCCGGCGTCGTTCTTGTCTTTCATGAATAGAAGGCGTTCATCCTTTAATTCATCATATTGCTTTTTACTTTGCATTAGATTATCGTCATGCCTGGCCTTGGTGCTGGAATCATTGGTCGCAGTGATGTTATATTTCCCGGATGATTTCTTGTTTATTTCAGTCATTTTTCCGGTGAATGCCTGCCCGTGCATGTTATTTCCCCATTGCGATTTTGGAATAGTGGCATATTGCCATATATGGATCATTTCATGCAGCAAAACTTCTTCGGCTTCAGATTCTGTGATGTTATTAAAATAACTTGACAACCGTATCCTAAATCCGTGAACAAATGTGTCGCCTACCTTTATTTCATCAGATTCTCCGGTGGGCTGGCTGCTAACAAGACAATATGCATCACCAACGGCATTTGTCGTGTTTGACATATCGAACTGGATTGCTTTAGGAAGGGAATTTCCGAAAAATGTGGAATTGAATTCGGCATATTTACGTTTTGCCCATTCAGCTGATATATGAAGATTGGTATCTATATTATCTATTCGTTCTAATAGTGGGGTCATTGATATCCTACCAACAGGTTTAATATAGTTTATATAGCAATTAATCAGCAAATAATATATAAACTATTTGCATGAATGCGATAATGCAGCAAAATAAATTGTTAGACGGAAACGCGCCTAAGCTTCTTCTCAATTCAGATGTGGCAGAGATGATAAGCGATGCTATGAAAGTAATGAAATATTATGGAAAACTTACAGATTCTGTGACGATAAGCGGAAAAAATATACGGGGAATAATATATCAGGATACCGTATTGACTATTGTTTCCGATAGAACTAAGCTTAATGCCTGCGTATATAGAAACCGGACGGGGACTATGGTGGCTGGGATAGCTGACGGAATAGTCAATTCATATCACTGGGAACTGCTATTCATAGATAAGCATATGAAAAATCTAATTAGCCAGCACGAAAATGCCGTCAAGGATGAATAATAGATCATACAATATATGTTGACCATACTGAAGTAAATTGTTAGATTTAATGCCATGCGTATTTACATTCTATCAGATTTGCATTATGACTATTATCGTAAGGAAATGAAACAGGAAACGTTCTTTTCCCTTTTATTACCTGCTGATATGATTATCATACCCGGAGATGTGGCTAGCAAGTTCAATGCTTCCCTGGATATATTGACATACTTGTCAGATAAATATTCTAATGTCGTGTTTTGCCTAGGAAACCATGACATGGCAATCTATTTTGATTATGGAAAATTTAAAACGACCGAAGCAAAGATTGATAAATACCATGCCCTGGCAGATTCCATATCTAATCTTCATCTTCTTGATGGAAATGTAATATCAATAGGCGATTTGACGATCGGCGGTTTTACCGGCATGTGGGACTATACCTATCTTCCCAAATGCATTCCTTCCCATTCCCGCGAAGAGCTTGATAGATACTGGAAAGTGAATGGATATGACGGTAAATACTGGAACTTCATGGGGAATGACATTTTCAGAATAAGGGAATATGCAGCAAAGCAGATATCCGATGTCCTTTCTAAAAAACCCGATATAGTGGTCAGTCATTATTCTCCATTGAATTTTAGCGTTCCTGATGAGCATAAGGGAAAATTAAGTTCGGTTCTTTATTATATGTCACCTGAATATTTATCCTCTCTTAAGACTGGCGCCATATGGTGTTCCGGACATACACATACGGCATTCAAATCAGATACGCTACTTATAAATCCGCTTGGATATCCGTTCGAGTCTCCGTATAAATATAATTCCCTGAAGAAATCAGATTTTCTTATTGACAGATGGTAGTGAATTTCATATATTTGCATAAACAAGGCCCATCGCATTATATAATAATGCATGAAAACTTTTAACAGAGGAAACCACAAATGGCATACGGCAAATTCAAGTACCTGACAATTAGGATGGATCTTATTCGGTATGTCAAATTTAATGACGAACCCCTAGAGATTGAGTTCCATTTGTCCAAAAGTTCCGTGAATGTAATTAATATGGTCACTGCGCATACGGACGGATTTTGCACTACGTCGGCGCCATATGACGATTCGTCCGATGAGGAAATTCTAACCTGCCAGTGTACGCAGAAGGAATACGAACTTGTGTCCGAAGCGCTTATCAATGGCGCTGGGTTTAACATCGGTTAATAGGAGACGTAAAATGAATATGCGCGAAAAATGTCTAGTCATAGTGGATGTTCAGAATGATTTCTGCGAAGGTGGATCCCTTGCTGTCAGTGGAGGAAAGGATGTGGCGTCCCGTGTAGTTGATTTCGCCATACTCCACAGGTTTGATAAAGTATATGTGACCAAGGACTGGCATCCTGCGGACCATTGCTCTTTTGAAATTAACGGCGGAAAATGGCCGGAGCACTGCGTACATGGAACTCATGGAGCGAACCTTGCGTTTGATCCGTCCGCCCTTGCCCCGGAGGTAATCCTTAAAGGGCAGGATCCCGAAACCGAAGAATACGGAGTTGCGATTCCTCAGGGGTTCCGGGAATATTACTTCTGCGGAATCGCACTTGATTACTGTGTCAAGGAATGTGCCATCATGACTGCTAAGGCAATTCCCGAGTCCAGGTGTTTCATAATTGAAGACCTCTGCGCTGCGATTTCTCCGCTGAATGATGCGCTTTCGCGTGCGGCGTATGAGAATTCAATCAATGTAGGAAATCTGCACCTGATCAACACCACGGATATTCCTATGGAAATCGATATGTGACCGCGGACGGCATACGTATGATATTTTGAAACATATGCGGCATAATTAGATGAAATTTTACTATATTTGTTATGCCGGAATATCCCGGCATAAATCAACCGATAAGGAAACACCATGAATAAGGAAACAACCATGCATAATACGATTATTGGAAAAATTTTGGGTGGAATTATTGGCATTTTTGCCATAATTACACTTTTCTGTTCATTCTATACCATAGATTCTGGTGAACGAGGTATTGTGCTGACATGGGGGAAGGCTACTAGCGTATCTAATGATGGAATTCATCTGAAAATTCCATTTGCCCAAAGCATAACCAAGGTAGATATTCGTACTATGAAAACTAAGAATAATGCTGATGCAGGAACTATGGATATGCAGACTGCTAGTACAGAAGTAACGGTAAACTATCATCTTGATCAGACTAAGTTGATAAAGATTTATTCGAATTATGGACTCGATATCGAAGATAAGATTATCATGCCGAGAATTCAAGAAACGGTTAAAGCGGTGGTGGCTAATTATAGTGCCGAAAATCTATTGAAAAAGAGAGAATATGTCAAATCTGATATTGAGACTAATCTGAAAAATGCGCTGGCTCAATATGATATCATTTTGGAAGGGGTAGCTATCACTAATTTCGCATTCTCTGAAGCATTCGACGATGCAATCGAAGCTAAACAGATTGCCGAGCAGAACGCATTGAAATCGCATAATGATCTTGATAGGATTAAAATTGAGGCGGAACAGAAGGTTACCATAGCTAAGGCTGAGGCTGAAGCTATTAAGATTCAGACTGAGGCTATCCAAGCTAACGGAGGAGAATCTTATGTCCGACTTAAGGCTATAGATAAGTGGAATGGCGTATTGCCTACATATACTGGTACTAGTATGCCATTCATTAAAGTGCAGTGATAATTACATATTTTAAATGGCAAAATGCCCCTAAATAGGCAATAGTTATTGCCGATTGATTAAAATTAATCTATATTACAGATCACATTTCAAGTAGGAGTTAAATATGAATAAAATTAAACTGATCATTCTGGCATTGCTCGCACTGATTCTTATGTCCTGTGCAGATGCCAAAACTATCGATGGCAAAACCTATCAGACCTATGGCTTTATGAATCAGGAGGATAAAAGTGATTCTATCCAGTATAAAGCCAGTCTGGGAAGTCTTGTTGTAGGAGTTGTATTTTTCGAAACTATTGTGGTACCGATCTATGTATTCGGGTATGATTTCTATGAGCCTGTTGCTAAAAAGTAAGTTTTAATTATTGTTAAAACCTATCTAAAAATAATCTTAACTCAAAGGAATGATATGAAATATCCTCGGATTATCACCTCTCTTCTCGATAACGACTTTTACAAATTCACAATGGATCAGATGTTCTTGCATCAGATGACCGACATGACAGTGGAATGGACCTATAAAAACCGAGATCAACGTGAGAGAAAATTCACAAAGGAAATGGTCAATGAAATAAACGACCAGATTATGGCGTACTGTGACCTTCGGTTCACCAAGGAAGAACTTGATTATTTGAAAGCCATTCCTTGGATAAAGCAGGACTATATCGACTTTCTTAGTCTGTATAAGCCACTGTATCGTCATTTTGACGTCGTATTCGATGATGATACGGAGCAGCTTTCGCTTCATATCCGGGGTCCGCAGTTCCTTACTACCTATTATGAGACCCCCGTGATGGCGATCATATCCGAAGTGTGGTTCCGTATGACAATCAGTGATGATGAAAGCTATTCGTATCTTGAAGAAGCCCTCATCAAGAACACCATAAACAAGATCGATGACTTGAATACAGGAAAATATCGTATAGGCGCGTTCTCTGAATTCGGTACCCGCCGCCGCCTGTCCAGGGAAACCCAGAGCCAGATGATTCAACTGTTCTCCAGGGATCTGCGCACGCCATATTCGACGTTCGTCGGCACATCCAACGTCATGTTTGCCAAGCAGTATGGAATTAAGCCTGTGGGGACCATGGCGCATGAAGCTATAATGAGCATCGGGCAAGGCTATCCTGAGCGTAATCCGGCATATTCCAACAAGTTCATGATGGACGCCTGGCATAAGGAATATGGAACGGAAAACGGAATCTATCTTACGGATGCGATCACAACTGATTGCTTCATTAAGGACTTTACGAAATCCGAGGCCAAATTGTTTGACGGTGTGCGCCATGACAGCGGCGATCCGTTCGAATGGGGGAGGAAGATGCTCGCCGTATATCGCGGTTATGGCATCGACCCGCTCACTAAGACGCTGCTGTTCAGCGACAGCCTTAATTTTGAAAATGCGGACGCGCTCGCTTCATATTTTAAGAACGACATTAAGGTAGCTTTCGGAATCGGAACATATCTTGCCAATGATTGCGGAGAGAAGCCGATGAACCAGGTCCTCAAAGTGACCGAGGCGAACGGGGTTCCTGTATGTAAACTGTCCGATGACATGGGAAAATACATGGGTAAAGATGACGATTATCTTGCCTATCTTCGCCGCACAATCGACTGGCGTCTTAACAAGTGATGAGAAAAGTATGGAATTGAATGTTGTCGATATTTTTAAGATAGCAAATAGACTCGGCCTGTGCTATATGGTTGAAGAATTTGACGGATGGGAATCCATTAAATCATTTACGGCAACCGGAAAAGCACATGGTGAATTCATTATATGTGAACGGGATATGCTTAAACCAGTAATCTTAACAATCCCTCGATATATTGGATTCATAGCTATACCCGCAAGTGAATTACCGGACGGAACATCCGATAGGAAGGAGGCAAAATAAATGAATCAACCGGGTTTCGCCGCATTAACTAACTTGGAGCATGCATACCATATGGCAAGCATATATGCTGCAGCTACTACAATATCGACAATTGCCGCGGCATTCATGTTCGCATTTAGCATAATATTTATGTTTATGCGGGTCATGTATGAATGTAGTAGCTGGTCAGAATCTTGTCTAAAAGTAGTGAATACGTCATTGGGAATATGCGTAAGCATACTTATTATTGCCATTTCGGTAGCTATCTTTATTCCTAATGACGATACAACTCGTGATATCGCAAGATTGAAATATAAGCAGTCTACGGGAATAGAACTTCCGGATATTCATTACGGAGAACTCACCAGAACCGCTAATGTTAGCAAATAGGAGTCAAAATGCGTAAACTATATGTATACATCGGAAGATTCCAGCCATTTCACAACGGGCACCTTTCCGTACTAAACAGAACGGCATCGATGATGAAAAAAGACGACGGGCTTCTTGTGCTCGTGGGAAGCGCTGACAGGCAGGACAGCTTTGCTAATCCTCTGCCGTGGAGACTCAGGCTTGACATCGTTAACGGTATTCTGAAAGATCTACACTCGGATAACTATATGTACGCAACGGTCATAAACGATTCTCCGTACAATTATGACCAGTGGGTATATTATATGCAGTGCGTCATATCTGAGCAGATGGCGTATCTGACCGAGTCCGGTGACACTGATGATGTTCCGTCGCCATGCCTGGTAGGAATGGATGGAATAGAGAAATACGCTGAAATGCTTGGGTATCCGTATGTCAAGATGCCGGAGACAGTATCCATTCATGGGACAGATGTCCGTAACAGGGCCGCCGATGGATGCCCGGTAAGTGGACTTGTTCCGCCATCCGTGCTTGGAAAGCTGGTCGAGTGCGGGTTTGGACCTATGATGCGCCGTATACGGAAAGCACAGGACGATTACTATTCTTCAACGGGATGCAAATACTCCACCTGCTTTTGTACAGTGGATGCCATCGTAGTTGCAGGAGGATCCGTGCTTCTGGTTCGCCGCAAGGACAATGGAAAATACGCTCTTCCCGGAGGATTTCAGGATCCTATGGAGACCGCCCTTGATGGGGCGATGCGTGAGCTGTACGAGGAAACTGGATTGAATGTAAGAGATAATCGTTATTTCAAGCTTGAACGCGGGCCATTGCTGTTCGATGCGCCCGGTAGAGACTATCGGTGTGGACCCAAGGTGAACGCTCCTACACATGCTTTCCTATGGAGATTTTGCCCGGCAACGATTCCTGCATATGATGAGGTGAACAGGATGCTTGGCACATCGGAAACTTCCGGAGAACCTCGGAGCATAGGTATGCCTGATGTTCATTCGGGAGACGATGCGAGTTCCTGTGAATTCGTTAAATTGGGTGACATAGGAGGCATGGAAGCGTCCGATTTTCATGGCGATCACAAGAAGATAATTTGCAATGTTTTAGGACTTCCGTACGGAAGATAAGGAGGCGATGTATGTTTAATGTCAAAGAAGAAACATCTGTAATAAAAGACGGCATATCCCGGTATTTCAAGGATCATGGAATGACCACGGCAATAGTTGGCATATCAGGGGGAAAGGATAGCTCGGTGGTTGCTTCGCTATGCTGCAATGTTCTCGGTGCTCATAATGTGGCCGGCGTGATGATGCCGAACGGTGAGCAGAAAGATATGGCCGATTCTCTGGAATTAGTCAAGTTCCTTAATATGAAACAGACGTATACAGTGAACATCGGGAAGATGTACTCCGCGATGTCCGATGCCGTCCCGATGGAAATGACTGACGCGTTCAGAACCAACGCCCCCGCTAGGCTAAGGATGTGTGTCCTTTATGGGATTGCAAATAAAATTCCTCATGCATTGGTGATGAACACCTGCAATTACAGTGAGGACTGTCTTGGATATAGCACGTTCTATGGTGACAGTGCGGGTGACTATGCCCCTATCCGTATGTATACTGTAACCGAAGTCAGGGCAATCGGAGCATATCTTGGATTACCTGCACATCTGGTCGCAAAAACACCGAATGACGGAATGTGCGGAATGTCCGATGAGGAGAAGATCAGTAAGGAACTCGGATTTCCGTTCACGTATGAGAGGTTCGATGAACTAGTCCGCGGATATGGCGACACCTTCACTGATGACGAAAAGCAGAAGATCACATCGAAGATAGCGGCGAACCGATACAAAACGGATATCATCCAGATACCCACTGAGATGTCGATGATTTGATAATGAACTTACTCCATCGTGAAAGATGGAGTTTTACCTATTTCCGCAATTAAATGCAATAACCTTTTCCTAGGAGATGATATCATGAAGGTGAACAAATATCGTAAGATGATAGAAAGTAGAAAAAAGATTACCATAAATTTCTATGATGATATGGTAGCGTTGATGTCTATATATGAGTATGCTAAATTGCTTACTAAGAAAAAGCTAGCTACGACATTAGATACAATATATATTGAATCAATCAGGTTGATTAAAGATGCTATTTCCGGGCATAAAAAGAAAATTGCCTCGCTTAATAAAATTTTCCCAGATTCCAGTTTGATAGATGAGTCGTTTTATGTTTTTGCATCAGAAATAGGAGAATATGCCACATGCGCTGCGTTTAATTTAACTAAGAAAACTGCAAAGGATTGGTATGATTGGTTTGAATGGGACGATGAGTTTGGGAAAAAGAAATTATCGGCGGCAATAGACAAGGATACTCCATTGATTGAAATTAAAAATATAAATGATTTTGTCAAATTGATGCATCAATTTGATTCCTGACTTATTGGAGATTTGCGGAAGAAAACTCCCGGACTTTAGTCCGGAGAGATGAATTCCGCCATAGATAACAGTATAATAAAAAATGTATATTAAAGTCAAGGATATAAATTATATAAATGATGGAAGAGATAAGGCAGATAGATTTGAAGGTAAACGCACGCAAGACGGATAAGTCCAACAAGATCGTCCACTGGCTCTATGCCAATTATGATTTTGTCTATTTCCAGGATGAGCAGCTCGCTTCATGGCAAAGATGCAGACGCCGCGGCTATGTCCGCTCCGTCGAGAATCCCATATCCGTCCCCTGCTTGCAGGGAACTTCCATAGCTGATCCGTTGAAACGAAAAGAAGCCCACACCCTTTAGGGTGAGGGTAGTTCACAGCAGAAAATATATTTTATATACGATTTTCGGAAGAAAACTTCCGGACTTCACTCTGGTAATTCACGGTATGTAAACAGGAGATTTAAAATGACCGATCAAGAAATGAATGCTAATGTAAATCATCCAACCCATTATACGGACAACAAGACAGGATATGAAGTTATTATCCCTAAAAGGTGCCTGTGCAGTGATTTGGCAGATCCGTTCAAGTATGTTTCTCGAAGGGAACTTAAAGGAGTGCCTAGGCAGGATATTCTTAAATCCGTTTGGTATCTGCGTGATTATATAGCGCATCCTAAAATTCCATACACTTGTACGGATAATAAAGAAATTCCAGAACTTCTCTACATCATCACGAGGTTTGCAGAATGCGAGCCGGTTCCTGCTATTAAGTCAGTGTATGGAGCAATTCATGCAATCGTGTATAAGTATTTCCTTGATAAGGTGATAGACACGCGCATACTTTCTAGCATAGTGGATTCTCTTGAGACTTATGCCAAGACGCTTCCTATGGAAAAGGCCATTCCAAATAAGGCATCCACGGAGATGTCTTCCGATTTTATCGGAGATTTGCGGAAGAAAACTCCCGGACTTTAGTCCGGAGAGATGAATTCCGCCATAGACAATAATATAATAAAAATGTATATTAACGTCAAGGATATAAACTATATAACTGATGGACGTGATCCGGCAGATAGATTTGAAGGTAAATGCGCGCAAGACGGATAAGGCCGTCTTGCGTCGTCTTTCTCATGCCTTCGTCGAGGCCAAGTGGTCGATAAACGACGCCATATCGACAGGTGATATCTTCGGTTATAAATACAATGAGCACCGCAAGGTGAACTGCTTTGATAAGAAGCACAATCGGGTTGAGCGTGAGATCACGCTCAACACCGGAATCCATCAGAACCTGATAAAGAAACTTAGAGAAGATATCAAAAACCTTAACAAAAAGAAGCTGAAAGGCGGAAAAGTAGGGAAGCTGAGATTCCGCCGCGAGGTGAGCTGCCTTCCGATCAGGCATCAGGGGATGACGATAAAGAGCGGATCAATGATGACCATCCCGGGATTTCCTAATC